ACACAAACACATAAGTGGGTATTAGAAGGATTATTTGGGCCTGCATATAAGATAGTTCGCACTGATGAACTCATTGAAAAAGGTCATCTAGCTAAACTTAATATCAAAATTTTATTACTACAACATGAGTCTCAAAGGTTTGATACCTATGAAGATGAGGTACAATTCATCATTCAGAACGAAAGAAGAAATAACTTTATTAAAAAACTGACTCTAGATCTAAAAGGTAATACTTTACTATTATACAGTAGAGTTGAGAGTCATGGTGAGATATTATTCAATATCATAAATAGTGATACGAACAGAAAAGTCTTTTTCGTTCACGGTGGCGTAGCTGCTGAGGAGAGAGAAGAGATTAGAAAAATTACTGAGGAAGAATCAGATGCTATCATCGTTGCCTCTTACGGCACCTTCTCAACTGGAATTAACATTAAAAAACTTCATAATGTTATCTTCGCATCTCCCAGCAAATCGAGAGTAAGGAATCTACAATCAATCGGAAGAGTTCTTAGGAAAGGTAAAAACAAGACTAAGGCAACTCTTTATGATATTGCAGATGATACTACTTACAAGTCTCAAAAAAATTATACTTTAAATCATCTTATTGAAAGAGTGAAGATTTATAATGAAGAAAATTTTAATTATGAGATAGTTCCAATCAAGATGAAAAACAAATGAACGAAGAAAAGTACGCATACATTAAACTAGTTTCTGGGGAAGAAATCTTCGCTCAGGTAGAAGAGTTTGTTGATGAGGATAAATGTCTAGTAGCTTTTGATCCTTGTTTCATAAAGGAGTTACCAGTCAAAAGAGGGCCATTCTCCTTATATCGTGTTGAGCCATGGTTAAAATTATCTGATGAAAGGATGTTTGCGTTTGATTTAAAGAATGTATTATATTACGGTAGATGTAAAGATAAGGAAAAGATAAGTACATTTGTACGTTATCAGAACTCTCTAAATAAAGGAACTACTCCTCCAGATAGTCAAGTAGGTATTAGTTCTTCGCTCGGTTTTGTTTCTAGTGTGAAGAATACTAGAGAGGCTCTAGAGAAGATATTTAAGATAGAGAAGGATACTTAGAGCTATCCCTTTGAACTCTGACAGAGTTATTGTACTATTATTTCAGGAGCTTGTCAAGCGCAAGAAGATTTGTTATAATATGTACATAAGTTATGCAATAACTATTTTATACAATCTAAGATGGCAAAACGAAAACGATCCGAACACTATGTAAATAACAAAGAATTTCTTTATGCTATTGTAGAGTATAAAGCTAAGGTAAGAGAAGCAGAAGAAGCAGGGAAACCAAAACCACGTATTACTAACTATCTTGGTTCTTGTTTTCTTAAGATAGCCACTCATCTGTCTTACAAACCAAATTTTGTAAACTACATGTTCAAAGACGATATGGTATGTGATGGAATCGAAAATTGCGTTCAATACATTAATAATTTTAATCCTGAGAAATCCTCGAATCCTTTTGCTTACTTTACGCAGATCATTCATTATGCATTTCTCAGAAGAATACAGAAAGAAAAGAAACAACTCGAAATTAAAACAAAGATAATTGAAAAGTCAGGTTATAGTGAAGTCTTTAGTGATGATGGTATGATGGCAGGGTCAGAGAGTGACTACAATACTATCAAAGACAATATCAATTATAGGTATAACGGATGAAGATAGCAATAATAACTGACCAACACTTTGGTGCTAGGAAAGGTTCTGCAGTATTTCATAATTATTTCCTAAAATTTTATAACGAGGTATTCTTTCCTACACTAGAGAAGGAAGGTATCACTACAGTTGTTGATATGGGTGATACATTTGATAATAGAAGAGGTATAGATTTTTTAGCTTTGGATTGGGCGAAAGAAAACTACTTCAATCGTCTTAGAGATATGAACATTACAGTTCATACTATAGTTGGTAATCATACTGCATACTATAAGAATACAAATGATGTCAATACAATTCAATTACTACTAAATGAATACAAAAATATTATCTGTTATGAGAAGGCTACAGAAATAAAATTAGATAAACTCAAGGTATTGATGGTGCCTTGGATAAACAAGGAGAACAGAGAGGAGACTCATGAGTGTATAAACAAATCAAAGGCTAAAGTCGTGATGGGTCACTTGGAGCTGAATGGGTTTCATGCAAACAAGTATGTTGTAATGGATCATGGAGATGATGCTTCCATCTATAATAAGTTTGATCAAGTGTTTTCTGGACATTATCATACTAGAAGTCAACGTGATAATGTACATTACTTAGGAAATCCATATGAAATATATTGGAATGACGTTGATGATCCTAGAGGATTTAATTTATATGATACAGATACCCAAGAATTGACACAGGTAGATAACCCACATAAGATGTTTCATCTTGTTTATTATAATGATACACCACATCAACTTGTCGATACTTCAAAGTATAAAGATAAGATTATTAAGATTATAGTCAAACAGAAATCTAACTTAAAAGAGTTTGAAAAATTTGTAGATAAATTTGTTAATTCAAATGTACATGATATAAAGGTTGTTGAAAACTTTGATTTTAATGGTTACTATAATCCAGAGGAATTAGAAAGTGATGAGAGTGAAGATACCATTAGTATATTAAATAGATATATTGATGAGTCTGATGTGTCTCTGAACAAGTCACAAATAAAAGATCTATTGAAAGAAGTTTACGTAGAGGCCTGTGAGGTAGAATAATGTACATTCTTTCGGTCAAGTCTTCAACAGAACAGGGAGCTTATGCAGTTGAAGATGAAGAGGGCAAGAGAGTTATCTTTCTATTTGAAGAGGAGGATGACGCTGTTAGATACGCCATGATGATGTCTATGAGTGATAAGAAGTATCCCGAACTAGATGTTACAGAGGTTCCCGATGAGGTTGCCATAAACGCCTGTGAGGCGTATGATTATCCGTATGTGGTAATTTCTTCTGATGATTTGTTAATTCCAAAAAATTATGATAAAATTTAAGAAAATTAAATGGAAAAATTTTCTAAGTACAGGTGATCAATGGACTGAGATAAATTTTCAAAAGAGTAATACAACTTTAATAATTGGTAGTAACGGAGCTGGTAAGAGTACAGTATTAGATGCTCTTACTTTTGTGTTGTTTAATAAACCATTTCGTAAGATCACAAAATCACAGTTAGTAAATACTGTGAATGAAAAGGATTGTAGAATAGAAATACAGTTTAGTGTAGGAACTAGAGAGTATAGAGTTGTACGTGGGATCAAACCATCTATATTTGAAATATGGGTTGGTGATAATATGTTGAATCAGAGTGCAGCTGCAAATGATCAACAGAAATATCTAGAATCTAATATCCTAAAACTGAACTACAAGTCATTTACACAGATTGTTGTTCTTGGATCGAGTAGCTTTATTCCATTCATGCAGTTGTCTGCTCCCAATAGAAGAGAAGTTATAGAAGATCTATTAGACATCAGAATATTCTCTGCAATGAATAGTGTTGTCAAAGATAAACTAAGACATCTCAGAGATGATATAAAAATATTAGAACTTAGGAAAGAAAATCTAACTGATAAAGTTAGTATGCAGAAGAAGTTTATTGAAGAAATAGAATCTCGTGGTAAACAAGATATAAAAGAGAAGGTAGAAAAGAAAGATAAGTTTGGAAGTGAGATTATTACTCTTACCACTCAGAATGAAAGTTTGAATGATAGTGTTTCTGGACTTAATGAAAAACAGGAGAAGGTCACAGGAGCTAGTAAAACGTTATTAAAGCTTAACAATCTAAAGGGTAAGATGTCTAACAAAGTATCAACCCTTACCAAAGAACATAAGTTCTTCACTGATAATGTAACATGCCCTACATGCACCCAAAATATAGAAGAATCGTTTCGTTTAAATAGAATTGCTGAAGTCGAAACTAAGGCTAAAGAGCTCCAAGACGGTTACAAAGAACTGCAATTCAAAATTAAATCTGAACAAGAAAGGGAGCTCCAATTCAACACACTATCAAAGGAGATTACTAAACTCAATAATGACATTTCTCAAAACAACACTAAGATATCTGGTTTTCAACGACAAATCAGTGATCTTGAATCAGAAATTCAAACACTTACCGATCAACTTGCAAACAGAAATACTGAACATGAGAAACTAACAGAGTTAAGAGAACAATTAAATACTACCTTTGATGAATTAGTTGAGAAAAAAGAAGAATTAAGTTACAAAGATTATGTCTATAATCTTCTAAAGGATGGTGGTGTCAAGACAAAGATAATTAAAAAGTATCTGCCTCTAATTAACAAACAAGTTAATAGATATCTGCAGATGATGGACTTCTATATCAATTTTAAATTGAATGAGGAGTTTAGTGAAACTGTAGAATCACCAATACATGAGGACTTTTCATATGCCTCATTCAGTGAAGGTGAGAAGATGAGAATTGATTTAGCTCTACTCTTTACATGGAGAGAAGTGGCTGCATATAAAAATTCTACAAATACTAATCTACTAATCATGGATGAAGTATTTGATAGTTCTCTTGATGGTACAGGAACCGATGAGTTCCTCAAGATCATAAGGTTTGTCATTAAAGATGCAAACATATTTGTCATCTCTCATAAGGAATCTCTATTGGAGAAGTTTGAGAGTGTAATACAATTTGAAAAATTAAAAGGTTTTAGTAGAATTTTATCATGAAAATTTTAGTTACTGGTCATCGTGGTTTCATTGGAAGTCATGTGTATGAACATTTGACAGAGTTGGGATTTGATGTTGATGGATATGATATTCCATATGACATAGGAGATTTCAAAACAAATAAGAAGTATGATGTTGTTATACATCTTGCAGCCAACGCTGCCATTCGTGAAGCTCTTAAAGATCCTGATGCATTTTGGGAAAACAATGTAGTTAAATCTAAACCTATATTTGATTATTGTAGAGATAATGATGCAAGATGCCTATATGCAAGTTCAGCATCTGTATATGAATGGTGGATGAATCCATATGCAATATCTAAGAAAGTAAATGAGATACAGGCTCCGCCTGATAGTGTGGGTATGAGATTCTTTAATGTATATGCACCGAAAGTAAGTCGTTCAGATATGTTGTATCGTATGTTAGAAACTAAAACTGCAACTTATCTTACAAGACATAAGAGAGATTGGATACATGTAGATGATGTCGTTTATGCTATTGCCACTTTGATGCCCTCAACATATACTGGGGTTATAGATGTTGGTACTGGTAATCCAGTAGCTGTAATTGATCTTGCTATGAAAATGGGAATGGGTCATTTACCTATCAAGGAAGAGACACCAGGCGAAAGAGATATCACATGTGCTGATACTACTGAGTTGCGTAAACTTGGATGGATGCCAACAATAAATATTCTGGACACAGTATGAAACACTCTGAACTAGATCTCTTTGATAACGTATTCGATAAATTGGAGGAAGAAAATGCCTCATCACAAAATATGGGAGAGTGGACGGAATCCATACCGTCGGCCCGACAAGGGAAAGAAAAAACCACAAATGCTGAGACAAGCACGTAAAAGGTTAGCCCAGTTCAAAAAGTTGCACACAAGACCTTCTGGCCACCGCCAGGGGTCTTATAATATGGCCATACAAGCAACAAACCCATGACCGTTAAATTTGAAATCAAAGACCAACTTGCAAAACTTCTTGCAACTGAAGATCTAGTCGTAGAACATAAGAAAGTATTGACCGCTAGTTTCAATGTGAGTACTAGAGTATTAGTCCTACCTATGTGGGAAAAGGCTTCTAACAATGTATATGATATGTTGGTTGGACATGAGGTTGGTCATGCATTATTCACACCAAATGTAGACATTGCATCATTCAAAGCTCCTTCTTCATACATCAATGTAATTGAAGATGCAAGAATCGAGAAACTTATCAAACGTAAGTTTCCTGGCCTATGTAAGTCATTCTTCCGTGGATACTGGGAGTTACATGAACAAGATTTCTTTGAGGTTCAAGGTCTAGATTCTGATGAGATTACTTTGATTGATCGTATCAATCTATACTACAAAGGTAGTAAGGATATGGTCTTTGCTGATGATGAGAAAGTATTTGTAGAGAGAACAGGTAATACAGAAACATTTGAAGAGGTTTGTGAATTGGCTGAAGAGATACATGCTTTCATGAAAGAACAGAAAGAGAAGAGAGAACAGGAAAAGATTGATGATACTGATTTTGATATGAGTTCAGAAATGAGTAATGATATTAAAAAGGGATCTGGAGAGTCATCTGGTGAAGATGTAGAGGAATCTGAGGAAGAGGGTGAAGGTGAATCATCACATCCTCTATTCGATGAGGAACAACAAACTGAAGGGGGTAGTTCTATTTCAACAGATGATCTTATGGGTGGTGATCATTTTGAAGAACCAGATATAGATGAAGCTGTAACAGATACAAACTTATCTAAGAATCTAATAGACAACTTATTAGATCTAGAATCCAATCGTATGGAGACCACATATCTTAGTGTTCCATCTGTGAATACAGAGACAGTGATTGTTCCACCTCAAGATATATGGGACTACTTTGATAGAAAAACTGCAGAGTTAGAAGCAGAGGAAACTCATTACTATAATTATCAATCATTAGAATTCTCATCTAATGAGTATGAGACTTTCAAACAATCAGCAAAGAAGGAGGTAAATTATCTTGTCAAAGAATTCGAGTGTCGTAAGTCTGCCACAGCTTATGCTCGTTCTACTACTGCTCGTACTGGTGTCCTCGATACAAGTAAGTTACACACTTATAAGTTTAATGAGGATCTTTTTAAGAAGATTACAGTTCTACCAGAAGGTAAAAACCACGGATTAATCTTTATACTTGATTGGTCTGGTTCAATGAATTTTGTTCTTAAGGATACTGTCAAACAATTACTAAACCTAGTTTGGTTTTGTAAGAAAGTAAAGATACCTTTCAATGTATATGCATTTACAAACGAGTGGTATCGTAACTGTGATGATGGTAGAATACCTCAGAGGCCTTATGGTGAGTTGATACATCAAGATTTTGTAGATCATGAACTAAGAGTTTCAGATCAATTCAATCTATTGAATATGATTTCTAGTGATTCACCAATCAGAGAGTTTGACCAACATTGTAAAAACTTATTCTGTCTTGTTGAAAATTCTCAGAGTTCATACAACTATCCAAGATTGTCTTTATCAGGAACACCATTGAATGAAGCTATTATCTCATTACATACTCTTATACCAGAGTTCAAGAGTAAGTATAAAGTTGAGAAACTAAACACAATTATTCTTACTGATGGTGAGTCTCAATCTATGTCATACAATAAGGCATATGTAGATAGACAAACTGGAGAAACTCACAATGGTACATATTCTGTAAGTAGTTACACCAATGCATTGAGAGATCGTAAACTTGGTAGAACATACAATATGAAAAATGATTGGAGTGGTCTTACACAAGTTTTACTACAAAATATATCTGAGAAATTTGCTGATGTTAATTTCATAGGTATTAGATTGTTAACTGGTAGTGATGCTCGTAGATTTATTGCCAACTCTACCAACTATGATTATGATACAACTGATAAGTTGATGAAGATCTGGAAGAAACAGAAATCTATTGCATTAGATAATACTGGATACAAAAAGTATTTTGGTATGTCATCTACTGCTCTTGCAAATGATAATGTATTTGAGGTTCAAGAAGATGCAACTAAATCACAGATCAAAAGAGCCTTCTCAAAATCACTCAATGCAAAGAAGCTAAATAAGAAGATACTATCAGAGTTCATGGAACTCATCGCATAATGGCAACTCTTGAAAGACACTCTTACAAAAAGATAGATGGTGAATGGCAGATTACAAAAACTATGTCACTCACCTATGAAAAAGTACCTTACAGTTTGAGTTGTCTTTCACAATGCCTTGTTAAACTTGAGAAGTGTTTAACTCCAGATCTATTAACACCGAAGTATAGAGAAGAGAATAAAAGTAATCCGATGTATGGTCATTGTTATCATACAACTCAGGCGATGTATTACTTGTTGGATACAGATACATTAGATATCATGAGTGCAATAGATTGGCGAGGAGATAAACACTGGTGGTTAAGAGATAGAGAAACAAATAATGATATTGATATGACAGTTGATCAATATTATTCTATTGGAAAAGAACCACCTCATGAAGATGGAAAGATATCAAAATGGTATGGGTGGAAGGGGAGACCACAACAAGTATCTTTAAATCTTTTAATTCGTGTTCTTGGAGATAGATTGGTTAGTGATGAAAAGATATCAGTCTCATAAATAAACTTGTAAAGCCTAGGTCTAACAATAATGGCAATTAAGATTTCTGGAAATACCGTTATTGATGATAGTAG